AAGCCGCTGCTGAAGCTAGGAAACTATCTATTCAACAAGCACGTGATAGCTCTAAGAAAAAGACAAGAAAAAGAAGGAACTAGGAGATTATAATGGATAATATGGTATTAGATGCATGGAATGAACTAAGTTACGTAGAAGGTGTATTATTTACACTATGGTTATTTATCTTATATTATGGCAAATGTTGGATAGATTCAAAGTTTAATAAAGGAAAATAATGTTTACAGCACTCATAGGACCTATAGCAAATCTAGCAGGCACTTGGTTTGAAAACAAACTTGCTAAAACAAAGGCAGATGGAAAAGCAAAGGTTGCAGAAGCTAAAGCTCGTGCTACTGTTGCAGAGAAAGTCGCAGCAGGTGAGGTTGCATGGGAAGGTAAGATGGCAGATGCTACGGTGGATTCTTGGAAAGACGAATTTGCCTTGATTGTTTTATTATTACCTGCTATACTAGTATTTATACCTAGCATGACAGAATATGTAAGAGTAGGCTTTGAAGTATTAAATACACTACCTGAGTGGTACCAGTATCTTTTATTTATAGCCATAAGTGCATCCTTTGGTATTAAAGGTGCAGGTCAAGCAGCAAAAATGTTAAGGAAAAAATAGTGACTAACAGAAAAACAGAAGTTTTAGGAGCGGCTTTATTAGGTGCTTCAGGTGCAGCAAGTATATATTCATTAGGTCCTAAAAATACTAAAACAGATAGAATACAGAAAAGAAAGAAAAAGCAATCTAAAAAAATAAAGGAAAGTAAGGCAAAGGTAGACAAAGCTAAATTATCTTTTGCTAAAGAAGATTTAAAAAGATTAGAGAAAATAAAAAACTCTGACTTGTCTAAGTCAAATATTAAAGTTAAAAATGAATTAATAAAAAAACAAAAAGATATTATTAAAAAAGGAACTAGTAATACTTTAAAGGACATAGCTAAGAAAATTGGTTTAAGAGCTATTCCGGGAGCAGGTGCTTTCATAGCTGCTTTTTCTTCTAGTCCAGCAGGTAAAGGTTCTGACTTTAAACCGAGAGAAAAGAAAATATCATTTGACGGTAAATTAAGGAAAAAATAGTGTTAAATTGGTTAAAATGGATGTTTAAAAACCCTAATAGAGATTTATCTAAGCACAGACTTTATACAACTAAGTATCAAGATTTGTGCATGTAAGGAAAACAAATGAATTTAATAAAACTACAAGACGAATTGGCTGATGATGAAGGAATTAAATACGAAACGTACCACTGCTCACTTGGGCATTTAACCGGAGGTATAGGACATCTTATAACTGAATGGGATACAGAGTATTATGACCAACCTGTAGGAACTAAAGTACCTAACGAGCAAGTAAATGATTGGTTTGAGAGAGACATTAAAACAACTATAAACGATTGTAACTTATTGTTCTCTCAATTTGACAATTTGCCGGAAGACATACAACACGTATTAGCAAATATGTGTTTTCAATTAGGCAGACCAAGATTATCCAAATTTAAAAATATGATTGCTGCTGTAGAAGATTTGGATTGGGCAAAAATGGCAGATGAGATGGAAGACAGTAATTGGTATCGTCAGACACCTAACAGAGCACAACGTCTTATAGACCGTGTTGACAAACAAATGATTAAGGAAATACCAGCATGAGTAAAGAACTAACTGAAAGACAACAAAAGTTTCTAGCTGTTTTATTTGATGAAGCAGGGGGAGATGTTGTACATGCTAAAAAGTTAGCAGGATATGCTGATGGTACATCTACAAATGATATAGTTAAATCTATGAAAGAAGAAATCATGGAAGCAACACAAATGTACATGAGTAGAAATGCACCTAAAGCGGCTATGGCTATGGTAGGTGGGTTATATGATCCTACAGAATTAGGTATTAGAGATAAAATGGCAGCAGCAAAAGAGTTACTAGATAGAACAGGTTTAGTGAAAACAGAGAAGATGCAAGTAGAATCTACAGGTGGTGTTATGCTTATGCCTGTAAAGAAGACGGAAGATGATGAATAGATCAGTAGGTAAGTGGAAATTACCACAGCCAACAGACTTAAAAGAAGATAATGAATGGACACAGATACCACGCATAGCTCGTACAGTGCCTTTTGGCTACGTACAGAGCTTGGAAGACCCTGACGTACTAGAACCTATACAAAATGAGTTAGACAAGCTAGAGATGGCTAGAAACTACGTTAAACAGTATTCATACAGAGAGGTAGCTAATTGGCTAACAAAACAAACGGATCGTTATATATCTCATGTAGGACTAAGAAAAAGATTACAGCATGAGCAATACCGTAAGAACAAAGCTAGAAGCCTACGCAAGTGGGCAGACTATGCCGAAAAAGCGATCAACACGATCAAAAAAATCGAAGAAGGTAGAACAGGAGCAAAAGCCTAGCATTAAAGTAATAGATAAAGTTGAGACTATATCTATTGAAGAACAAAATAATGTTATCTTCAAACCTAATGCAGGACCACAAACAGACTTCTTAGCCGCAGGTGAAAGAGAAGTTCTATACGGTGGATCAGCAGGTGGTGGTAAATCATATGCTATGTTAGCAGACCCACTACGTTATATGGGTCATCCTTCATTTAGTGGATTGTTATTACGACATACGACAGAAGAATTACGAGAACTTATATATAAGTCACAAGAGATATACCCACGTATTTGGTCTGGTATAAAATGGTCAGAACGAAAGATGCAATGGGTAGCACCATCAGGTGCAAGATTATGGATGTCTTATCTTGATAGAGATGATGACGTTCTAAGATATCAAGGTTTAGCTTTTAGTTGGATAGGCTTTGATGAGTTAACGCAATGGGCAACTCCCTTTGCTTGGAATTATATGAGATCACGTTTACGTTCTACAGCACCTGACTTACCAATTTTTATGAGGGCAACAACAAACCCCGGAGGAAGAGGACATCATTGGGTAAAGAAAATGTTTATTGATCCTGCACCTTATGGACAAAAGTTTGATGCAACAGATATTGAAACAGGAGAAGCACTCAAGTATCCAGCAGGACATGAGAAGGCTGGCAGATCATTATTCAAAAGGAGATTTATCCCTGCAAGATTATCAGACAATCCTTACCTTGCAGAGCAAGGGGATTACGAAGCCATGCTCCTATCGTTACCTGAACAGCAACGAAGGCAACTATTGGATGGCGATTGGGATATTAAGGAAGGTGCTGCTTTTACTGAGTTTGATAGGAATATCCATACTATTGAGCCTTTTCGCATACCTAGTAATTGGGTTAAGTTTAGAGCTTGCGATTATGGTTATGGTAGTAAGTCTGGTGTTCTTTGGTTTGCTGTATCGCCATCTGAACAACTTATTGTCTACAGAGAACTTTACGTTAGCAAAGTACTTGCCACAGATTTGGCAGATATGATATTAGAAGCAGAAGCAGGTGATGGTAATATAAAGTACGGAGTATTAGATAGCTCTTTATGGCATAAACGTGGAGACACAGGACCATCGTTAGCAGAACAGATGATTATGAAGGGATGCAGATTTAGACCTTCAGACAGAAGTAAAGGCAGTCGTGTATCAGGTAAAAATGAAATACACAGAAGATTACAAATAGACGAGCACACAGAAGAACCAAGACTTGTGTTCTTTAATAATTGTACTAATATTACATCGCAACTACCTGCCTTACCTATCGACAAGAAAAATCCTGAAGATATAGATACTCATTCAGAAGATCACTTGTACGATGCATTAAGATATGGTATAATGTCAAGACCTAGATTTAGTATATTTGACTATGATCCTATGGGTGTACCAAGTAGGGGTATGCCTGTAGCTGACGCAACCTTTGGATATTAATATGGCAGATGAAGATTTAAATATGGATACTGATGCAATAGCATTAGAAGATACAGAAGAAAATTCAGTAGAGAACGAACCATCTACTGCAGCTTTAACTAATTATGTTATGAGTAAGTATAAAAAGTCAGAAGACTATAGATACGAAGATGAGCAAAGATGGGTTAGAGCATATAGAAACTATAGGGGTTTGTATGGACCTGATGTTCAGTTTACTGAAGCAGAAAAATCACGAGTATTTATTAAAGTAACGAAGACTAAAACATTAGCAGCCTATGGTCAGATTGTTGATGTTTTATTTGCAAATAATAAGTTTCCGTTGAGTGTTGATCCAACGGAGTTACCAGAAGGAGTAGCAAAAGATGTTAACTTTGATCCTAAAGAACCTCAAGAACTTATGGGAGATAATGATTTATTATCCCCTTATGGGTTTAAAGGAGATGGCAAAGAACTACCCAAGGGAGCTACTGCAAAGAGCTTGGAAGATATGCTTGGTCCTTTGGCAGATAATTTGTCGAATATTGAAAATCTTAAAGAAGGTGTGGGTAAAACTCCTTCAGCAATTACGTTTAGTCCTGCGATGGTTGCGGCAAAAAATATGGAAAAGAAAATCCACGACCAACTAGAAGAGTCTAATGCTAATAAGCATTTAAGAAATACAGCTTTTGAAATGGCACTATTTGGTACAGGTGTTATGAAAGGACCTTTTGCTTTTGACAAAGAGTATCCTAATTGGGATGAAGAAGGTGAATATAATCCTGTATTTAAAACTGTACCTCAAATAAATCATGTATCTGTTTGGGATTTTTATCCTGATCCTGATGCTAACAATATAGATGAAGCACAGTACGTTGTACAAAGACATAAAATGTCAAGATCAGAATTACGTGCTTTAAAAAATAGACCTTTCTTTAGAGAAGAAGTTATTAAAGAAGCAATAGCTGAAGGAGAGAACTATGTTAAGAAGTATTGGGAAGATGATCTTACCGATTATAATCAAGAAACATATGTAGATAGATATGAAGTAATTGAATATTGGGGTATGATGGAAACCGACCTTCTTATAGATCAAGAAGTAGATATACCTGAAGATTTGCAAGACTATGATGAGTTACAAGTAAATATATGGTGTTGTAATAATAGAATTATAAGAGCAGTTTTAAATCCATTTAAGCCTGCTAGGATACCCTATATGGCTTCTCCCTATGAATTAAACCCATATTCTTTCTTTGGAGTAGGTGTTGCAGAAAACATGGATGATACTCAAACACTTATGAATGGCTTTATGAGAATGGCTGTTGATAATGCTGTGTTATCAGGTAACTTGCTTATAGAGGTAGATGAAACTAATTTAGTTCCGGGGC